ATTAAAGAAATTACTGATAAATATCCAGAAGGAATAATAATACTTGAATTACTTTCAGATACAGAAAAAACTTGTTGAGCTTCTAAAGGAGGCACTCTTAATGCTTCATAAATCATTGCCTCACCTAATTCTATAAACTGGTCTATTTGACTATTAGTTAAGTCACTTCTATTTAACCAGTCTGCAATAGCTGTTCTAAGTGTAGCTTGATTACTAATCGCAGGCATATAATTCTCCTAATAATACATCAGATGTGGATACTCTGATTTAATAATTTGTTTAAATCTTTTCTTTTCTGCTGGTTGAATGTGTGGATCATGAATGTTTATTCTATATTTATCCATAATATCTAAAGCTACTGAGTCAGGTACATTACAAAATGGTTTAAATCCTGTATCTTTCCTACCTTCTTTACTTATTTCTCTTTGTTGTTTAGCCCACTTTAAGTGTTCTTCAACATCTTGAGCAACACGAATATCATTGCCCTTTACTTGAACATTATAACCTTTAAATAACCAATCATTAATCATTTTTCATTCTCGCAATTTATTATTAATAGATTCTATTTATAAAAACCTATTAATAATAAACCCCCACCATAATAGCAGGGGTTTATTTTCACCTTTGTTGGCTCCGATTAATTAACCGACACCTACAATAACACCGTTTCCAGTAGGAGACTTAGCTTCAAAAGTAATCTCTTGAACCATATATGATCTTAGAGAGTCACCTTCTTGAGCAATATCAGCAAACTGAAGTGGTCTTAGTGTAGAAACAGACATTAATGAAGGATCGTAAATAAATACTTCACCATTGCCCATTAGGTAGTTGTGCATAACTTCTACATCACCAAAGTCAGACTCATACAAATCAACTGATTGTCTTAGAGCGCCTTTGTCATCGATGTTACGTCTTACGTTAGTACCTGTTCCAGTGTTAACTAGGTTAGAGAATGCAACTTTGTTAGTTGTAGACATCATAACTCTAGAAGGAGCAGCTGAAGTTTCACCATTGATAGCACGAAGTACTTCGTTGATATCGTTTAAAGTGAAGGCAGTAGCTGTATGAGCTGTAGCAGCCTTGTTTACGTTTGAACCATCACCAGCACAAGTTGCAGAACCTGTACCAGTAGGAGCAGCTGCAGTACCTGCAACAACACCTTCAACAGCATAAGACTGATAAGCACCCATTAGTCTAGCACCAGCTTTAACATTACCAGATGCAGTAGCTGAAGCAGTAGAAACTTGAGCAGAAACAAGAGTTTTCTCGATGTCTCTCATCATTTCCTTACCACGCTTCTCAGTCTGATATTTGAATTCAGACTTACGACCAGCTTTATCAACAGCCTCTAATGTACCAGATACTTGAATACCTTTAGTAAAGATCTGAGTACGGTTAGTGATACGCTGAATTACTGGAGAGTCTGAAGCAGAGAAAGTTGAACCTTCAACTTCCGCTTGCAAAGCTGCAGTAGCTAGCGTGTCTGTTGACCACTCGTGTAGAGTAGCAGTTGCCTTTGATTTACCGATTGAAGACATAAACGGTGTCATATCTCTAGAAATGTTAGAGATATAATTCGCAAGGTCTTCTCTTTGTCCGCCCTGTGTAGTACCAGTGCCAGATGTTTTAAAATAAGTAGCCATTACTATTTTCCTTTATATAACATAAAGTGACTATTCTCCAAATAAGCTGTCAATGGCATTGTCAAAAAGCAATTTATCGTCTGCTTCTGTTCCTTTACCCTTAGCAATCTTATTTCGAGTTTCCTCAACTTTATTAGATTTTTTCTTGCTTGCGGGAACTGGCTTCTTAGTCGGTACTCGTTTAACAGGAGCTTGTTTTCTTTTAACAGCACCTTTACTTGTACTTTCTTGTAATCTACGATAACCATCAATTACTTTAACAACTACTGGATCAACAATAGAGTCTACAAGTTGTTCACTTAGACCTAAATCTAAAGCAAACTTTCTATTTGCCATAGCAACATCTTCAGACCAATCAGGAATATGATTAGTAATTTCAGAATTAAACACTTCAACTTGTTTATTGAATTGTTCAACTTGTTGCTCTTGCATCTTAGCACTCATAGCATCTACTAGTTTGTCTCTATTAGCTTTACGATTTTGATATTCCTCTTTAGCTCGTTCAAATTGACGATTCAATTTACCAGCTTCGTAGTCATCTTCCTCATAAGCTTTATCGACTTTTTCCTGAAGAGATTTAAGAACTTCTAAGTCCTTAGCATCTTCATTTTTAAGTAGTTCAGCATTGATATTAGCGTACATTGTAGCTTCTTCACGAGAAGCTTCTAACTCTTTAGCCTGTTTCGCTATCTCATCCCCTTTCTTTGACAGATGTTGTTTAGTTTGATAGTTTGCGACTAGTTCCTCCATAGTGACTTCAAATTCTTCACCATTAACTTTAATGGGAACAACAAAGTCCATATCGATTTCTTCATCTACAGCTTCATCTGACTCATCTTCTTGGGTAGCGTCTTCTGACTCATCCTCATCTGTGTCTTCTTCTTCTGCAACTTCATCCTCTACTTCATCAACTTCTTCAGCGTCCTCTTCGATGCTAGGATTCTCATCTCCGAGTTCTTCTGTGGCTTCGTCACTTTCTTGGGTAGCAGTCTCTTCACCGAGTACTTCATCCGCCAAAGCATCAAAGTCAAAGTCTTGAACTTGCGACTCATCCAACTGGGTAGCTCCGCTTTCTTGTTCTGACATATTAGTTCTCCTTAATATAAGGGTCTATTTAAACCCTCTCAATCAACAATCAACAGTTCTTAAATAGAACCTCATTATCCCTTTTTACAGGATTTGCCATGCCATCTTCCATACATAGCTTTAGTAAGACCAGTAGTTCCACATACTTCACACGTCAAATTACCGTCTTCTTCTTTTTTATTATTACCCGAATTCATATTCATAAGGGTATTTTTTGCTTCAATTAAAGAATTAAACGAACTAGCATTACCTGCAATAGCTCTACCTGAGCCTAATACAGCTATCTGAGCCTTAATAGCTTTATCTAATTGTTCAATAGCTTCGTTTTTTACTTGATCATCATTCATCATTCATCTCTCTTGATTTGTTATTTTTAGCAGTAATAGCATTTTCAATATTTCTAATTACTGCGCCCTGACTAATTGCTAACTTATAAATAAATTCTCTACGCTCTGTTTCGTAATGCTTAGTATCTAACCATTCTCTAAACAAATTATTGAGAATATCTTCCGTTACCATAGTCATGGTATCCTTCAGCTCTTCACACTTGTAACCTTTGTTAAGTGTTCTCTGGGCATCATCATACACGGATACCTTTTTAGGTTTGCCATCATCCCCCATTTTATGGTTCGGATGTCGATTGTAATTGTTCATCTATCTCTCATCATTCATTAGTCATCAAACTATTTAAGTCAGGTCCAACTGGCTGCTGACCTTCCATAGTACCTTGTTGAGCCATCTGTTGTTGCATTTGCTGCATCATAGCTTGTTCTTGCTGTTGTTGTTTCTCGTCAGCATCAGTATCTTGATATAAACTTTGGAAGTCTACAGGTACTTTCTCTGGCATAGGAACACCATCTTTAGCAGCTTTAACAGCAACTTCAGCCCATTTTCTATTAGATTCATCTTCAGCTTGAAGTAATTGACGTTTATTATCAATCTTCTTATTATCAACTTCTGCTTTAATAAGATTAATATTGGCTTGTTTAGTTCCAATTTCTAAATCTCTTTCTGCGTTTGCTCTCTCTGTAGCAGATTGTTGTTGCTGTTGAATCATCTGTTGGTTGTTAGGATCTTCAGGGTCTAACAAGAATCTTGTTGGATCCATACCCATGTTTTCAATTATATCTGTTGCCAGATTAAATGAAGCCATAGGACTAACATATGATGAAGCAGTAGCATCTTGCGCCATCATAGGTAACAACTCTGCTAATTGGTTTAGCTTCGCTGATACGTTCATATTAGAATTCTCGCCTAAATTAGCTTGAATATCTAAATCCATATTTGCTGGTATTCTTTGTAATTCTTCTGCTGTAACTGAAGAATATCCTTTACCTTGTCTAAATCTTAATGGATTCTTAAGATTATTCTTCATTTCTCTAAGAACACCACGACATAGGTCTTTAATACCACTCTCTACAAATCTTCTAGCAATGTGCTCTATTCTAGTTTGAGCTGCATTTTGAGCACCTGCCATTTTAGTTTCTGAATTACCTGATACATATAGTGTATCATTCAAACCTAAAGCTGTTTTAGTTAAACCAGTAGATTGTTCTTTCTGTAAACCTAAGAATTCTAACATACCAGTTGTACCTGAGCTAATAGGCTCTGGTTGAATCTGTTGTATTGCAGCTGTAGGATTACCATTAGTAGCAATAATCTGTTTAGGTAATGGATTCTGTAATGCTGCAAAGTCTACTACATTAGGGTCAGCTAATGTTCTACCATAGTTACCAAAGTAAACATTCTCTACAAATCCTCTAAGAATAGCTGTAGTAGCTTGAGTTTGACTACGAGCCATATCTAATAAAGATAGACCATAAAACTCATGAGGAATCTCAATAGGATTAAGTACAGCTATTGGTATATAACTAACATCATCTTCTTCTAAGATTACGTTACCTGCTTTAATTACGTGCTTAAGCTCTGCAATACCGTCACCGTCTCTATCAGACTTAATCCAACATTCAATAACTGTAACTTCTATATTTGCTTCTTCTTCTTCTGACTGAGAGTTAACATCCCAAGTTGAAATACCTGCTGCGTCTTTTCTAGCAAAGTTTCCAATATCAAAGTCTGCACCATATATTTCTTCACCTAAGTCACTAATATCACCCTCAAAATCTTTCCAATTCTTACGAATGTCAGAACGAGTCATTTCAGTTACAATACCTACAAACTTAGCGTCATGTATAGATGTAGCTGAACGATCAATAATAAATGCCTCTGGTGCTACATTTCTTAATTTAACTCTAGATTTATCTATCTTTCTTCTTAGTCTAACATTACTATAAACAATAGTTTGATCTTCACCATTACTATTTTCTTCATCTATAGATAAATCACCAATAATTTCTAAATCAGGGTCTGCTAGTATCTGGTCAAGAGAAACTTCATCAATAGTCTCATATTCTTCTATTTCATAGTCGTAATCTTCTTCCCAACCCCAAGTTAATGCACTGTTTCCTAGTACTACAGCACTCTTAATCCAAGTAGAAAGCTTACTCCAAC